ATGTAATACAAGTGTTAATAGATTGTTCTTCTAGTTTTTTAAGTGAGTCTATGCAATAGCCTTGTAGTATTTCAATATTCAATTCCTTTCCCCTTGCTTATAATTTCAAAATGGTTGATCTCATTGTTGTCAACCGCCTCCTTAAACTTCTTCTTCAACTCTTCATGGCTAAGATTAATTGCATCTTCAATAAAAACCACTCCTTTAACTGCATCGCTCATACTTCCATGTTCTTTAAAATGTGAGCAATAACTTCTATAGTCCAACCATTGCCAAGCATTTTATAACGCTGAGTGTTGCTGACATGGTTCGTGTAGTTATCAGGAACAGTTTGTAATCTCTCGCACTCTAATGGTGTTAGCTTTCGCCAATAGACTGCATCTTGGGTTAAAACATTGTCCTTTTGAACTGTAGTAATGGTGTTGGTCTTTTCGTCTTTTCTTAACTCTAGCTTTTGACTTGTTGATCCATCATCGTTGTAACGGCCTCTGTAAGCACCCATAACCACTTTCGGCTCTCTGTTACCACCGCCCATGCTATTAACTGTTGGAGATTTACCATCAGGCGAATACACACGCTTTAAAATATCGTGTCCATTAACATCAACTGCTGTTCCTATATGTTGAGGTTTGTGTGATTTATTAGTTTCATCATAAATATATTCAGTTCCACTTGGTAACTCTTGACCATCTTCTAAGGGAATCATAGTTCTTTGTTTTCTTTCGATGCTGTTTTTAGGTCGAGCTGCATCATAAGTTGCAGTTACACAATATGCTTTACCATCTTTGGTAGTCATCTTGTCTAACTTATCATCTTGAGGCTCATCGCTAACTAACTTCTGCGGTATTCCTGTTGCGTGAAAAGTACCACTTCTTTCAAAGTTTGCTTTAGATGATTTGTAATACTGTGATTTTATTGTTTGCGACTTTTCTGGTAAATCATTGGTATCATCAACTAACTTTTGAGGCACACCATTTTTATCACAAGCTAAATAATCTCCTTGTCTACCATTCTTTACATATTCCATAGCTGACAAATTACTGGCTTTTTCTTTGCTTTCATCAATCATGCAATTTCTATTGCCATTTCTAGCAACAAATTTATCCGACATTAAAGTTGGTTGTTCTGGCTGATCCTCTAAAATATCTCTTAAAACTATTCCCCTCTCTTTTGGTTGCTCAACATTAGGAATGTTAGTCCAATAGTATCTCTGTCTTGACTGTGCAGAAACCAAAGAGCTGTTAATAAAGATTGGCTCGACACCCATGTACTCAGAAATAATATCCAAGTATTCCTTTTTCATTCTTACATTTTCCAATAAAAAATATTTCGGCTGTAAGTATGAGATAGCTTTGTAAAACTCAAAGAACAATGCTGACCTAGGATCATCAAACGCCAACTGTTTACCTGCAAAGCTAAATCCTTGACATGGACTACCACCCATCACCAAATCAATCTGTGGTAATGTTGATAAATCTAACTTGGTAATATCACCCACTTGAATAATCTCTGGGTAATTGGCTTGGCTTACTTGGATTGCATACTTATCAATCTCACTTGCGTAATAATTATCAACTTTGATTCCTAAACGATCTAAAGCAATCATTCCACAACTCATTCCGTCAAACAAACTTAATACATTCATCTCTCCTTTCTCCTTTAATTAATGCTAGGACTAAAATTGTAACATCACGATTAATCACAAATCAACTTTGCGACTAATTCCATTCAAATGCTTTGCTTCCGTCTAAGATTTCTAAAACTGCTTCTTTACGAATCAAAGTTTTGATTCCGTAATCCACGTTACCCGAATTACTTTTTACTAATGCAGCTTTAACAACTGCCATGCGGTTAAAGTCTATGCCTTGTTCTGCACAAATTCTTTCACACGTTTCTTCGTCAGCTAACCACATTGCTATCGCAAATCTAACTGAGTCTGTAATTGATGATGCTCCACGAATTTCCATGCGATGCGACATGGCATCGTCAGAGTCATTGGTTAATGCACCTTTATTAAGATGATGAACTGTTAAAGTGCTACAACCAATTCTGGCACTTATGTTCGCACAATAAGAACCCCATAGTTGGCCCACTTCGTTAGAGCTAGAAACATTGCCTGTTGTAAATGCCTGGAGAGGATCAAAACAACATAACTTTAAATTAGGTATCAGCTTTAATTCATCGACCAACTCTTGACCAATAGGAGTAATGCCTTCTTCTCTTAATAAAATCATCGGCTCTTTTTGTTCAGGAATAGGAAACACATAAACATCGTAAGGTGAATCAAACCTCTCACCTTTTGGATCAAGTAGATCTATTCTCCTGTGGATCTCACTTAAATCATCCTCGGCTGCAAAGATTACGCTGTTGCCTTGTTGCAGTATTTTCTTTCCCCACCAACTACCACCTGTTGCAATGCCTAATGCCAACTGAATGACACTTAGACTTTTACCAACGCCACCTACCGCAGCGATGATGCCAGGTTTCGAGAGGGGAACAAACGAGTCTACTAGCCACTCAGTCTGAGGAGGAGAGTTTACTAGATTCCGAATGGCATATTGTCGAATGTTAAACTTGGAGTCTAACAGTTCGAGTTTGACTTGCTCATTCCCCTGTTGTCTTGCTAAATCATTGTAATCACCAATGATGCTTGGCAGTCTGGTTACACAATTTAAAACTGCTGTCGCAACCTCGTTGGCCTTAGTGTTGCCGACTTGGTTCTCATCATTGTCTAAGGCTAAAATAAATTTACAGTTACTACCAATTATTTCTCTTAATCTGCTGAGAGCTGGCAAACAAAAGTTCGCACTAAATACCACCAGGCAAGGAACACCTGTACTCTCATAGATCGAACCTGCTGTCGCATAACCCTCACAGACGATAAGATTTGGTAAGTGCAACAGATCATTCACATCGCAACCAATAAGGTTCACGTTGCCTCTGACAGCTCCTCCACCGACAAATTTCTTATCTCCGTTGGGTGATATATATTGGAGCGACTTTATCTCTTTTGCTAATGTTCCATTATCATTTTTGGTGATAGAATACACACCGACAAGTAGATTGCCATTTACTTGTTTTAGACCATAACTTTTAACACTTTTTACATCCAGATACTTATGTTGAACCACCTCTTCAGCCAACTCAAACTTTTCTTTTGCGTATACAGCAACTTCTTCTTGTTGCTTTTCTTTAGCTTCTTGTCTCCTGGCATTAGCCTCTTCCAACTTGCGTTGTAGGTCTTGCTTTTCTACAGGTGTTAAATCGTTGGCTGAATAACTAAGGAACTTCCCTTCAAAAGAACTGCGCCAATTACCAAAGACGCAAACAAATTTTTCGTGGTCAATCTGATTGAAAACATAATACCCAGATGCCTCGCCTACTTTATCAGGTCGACAGTTTGTAACTGCTCCTACCTTACAGCGCACTAACTCACCACTCATGTCTATATAATCAACCAACAAACCATGCGTCTGCATCTCGTTCATTAAGTCTTGAATACTTTTACCCTTATTAGCAAAAGCAAAGTTAGGATCTATTGCTAGGCCCTCTTCTCCAAAAAACTGTGTTAGATCAGTCATCGACACTCAAACCTGTTTCAGCCACAGAGTGCTGGTGATTCAGATAAGAGCGCACAAGAGATCGGACAAATGCCAACCTCTGTTCTTTTGACCACTTGTGTAATTCAAATGATCCTGTTTCTTTTTTTGTATCTAAATAAATGTCTTTGCTTTTCCCCAAAGCATAATCAAGTCCATCCTCTGAAACTTGTGCAAAATTTTTTATCTCTTGCATTTTTTCTCCTCGTTTAATTTTATCCAGGTGATCTAGTGAACACCCCCCAAACATCTTGTTACCAACCATGACAAACATCGGGGAAGCCAAGCCTCTGCAATAACCACAAAGACTGGGCCTCCGATATTTAAGGTCATGGCTAGAAGGGGATGTTCTCGCTGTGGTCTGTATCATCAGCTTTTTCTTCTACCTTTGGCTCAGACTTAACATCGCCTACGATTTGCCAGGTCTTACCACATTGCTCATCTATTTCTAAATAACCCGCGTCATTTCTAACCAACTCTGCTGATACTGCTTTGCCAACCAGCACATCAGTATTTTTCATAGAGTTTAGTCCAACAGCGTTCATAAAAAGCATTAAGGAAGTTTTCCCTATTTCAACATTTTTTTTCGCGCCATTAGCCTTTTCTGGTGATGGCTTGTTGTATTGCATACAAAAGTCATTTCTGACATTCATAGTAGAACCATCGATTTCAAAAGTTATTCTAATAACTTTCCTATCAAGTGCTTCGTTGTAGATTTCTTCCGAACCAGCATAATGCAAAATATGACGACCTGGTTCTAATGAACCTCCGCCACCACTACTTACATTTGTGCTATCAAACGCCTCACCATCATTAAATTGTGTTAAATCAACCATAATTACCTCCGTAAAAAAATTAACACTAAAAAAACTTATCCGAGGTCATACTCTTCAAAGTCGCCTGTACGATCAATCAAAAATAACAAGTCTTTGATAATTTCTACCAACTCCTTGTTACCACCTTGGGGTAGTATATGATCGTGTTCCCCATTTTCTTCTTCAACATGATCCAACAAAACTTTTGCTCTCCTCATGTAGTAGAGAGCATTGTCATGCGTTAGCTTTGCCATTAGGATTTATTGATTAACTTACCAATCTCGGCCCAAGTCTTTTCAGCTCTGACAATAAAGTCATCGCCTTCTTCTACGACTGGTATTTCTTCTGGTAAACCATATCTATTTTTAGCAACCGCAGCAGGTGATTCAGTCGTAACTAAAACTCTGCCTGACTGAACAGTTTTGCTTGTTAATCCTTTATTACCCTGAACCTTAACAGTTCCTTTTTTATAATTAAGGAACAAACACATATCACTAGCTTCAAGAACCAAAGCTGATGCGTGTTTATTTAGCTTGAGTTCGTGGCGATCATAACTTTCAGTAGATGGATCATGGAATGTTTTAATCTGATTGTGTGCAATCAAACATATTCTCATGCTGTGTTCATTTCTTAATCTGTTCACCAGGTCAAGAAACTCTCTCCAATACTTAACTGCTTCTACATAACCACGACCATAACCAAACGACTCAATAGATTTTTGATTATGAGCTTCACAAGTTTTAGCAAAAATAATTGGTTCTAACCAATCAAGACTGTCTACAACCAATGATGAATATGGTAACTCTTTCTCATCAACCAATGATTTAAGATAGCCAATAAAAGTATCGTAATCTTTCGCTAATGGAAAGTGAGCTATGTCTCGGTTCTTGGTTAGGATTCCAAGACCTTCTTCAGTTTGCAAAACTATTGGATCTTTAGAACCAACAGCAAGTGTAGTTTTACCAAGACCTGATGGCCCATAAATAATTACAATGCTTGGTTTCGCTTTCGCTTTCTTTTGTATTGCAGCTAGACTCATTTCTTCACCTCATCAACGCCATGTATTTTGACTGGCTTTTTATATGGTGGAAGCTCCACGATTAATTTATCCAACGCATTTTGTATATTCTTGCGAATAGACTCCATGTGATGCACAACTCTAACAGCCTCGCCATGTTGAGGCGTAAGTTCGTTCTCTGCTTTCAGATCGCCTTGGATCTCTTGTACCAGAGGTCGAACTCTATCATTTAGATCTTTCTCAAAGACCTCTCTTTTGTTTCCGTCATTGTCAGTAAATGACAATAACGCTTTCTCTTCTTCTTTCATTTTTCACCTTCCTGATGTTTTTGAAATGTTAAACAATCGGGTTTGTAAGCACAAAACCGACACCAATCTCCAGCGTTATAGGTTGGACTTTCACCCAATGCTTCCTCACACGCTGGCTTTAAGATATTAAAACCCCAATCCACTAGATCGACAGCTTGAATATCAAAACTTCTAATAGGCCCATCTTTATGAAAAGATTTTTTGCTTGGTTGGATGATCGTCATTTCTATGACTGTATTTTCATTTCCCCACCGAGCTAGTGCGCCCAAACTATATGTCATTAATTGTTCGTTAAAATTTACATCGACTGGAAAGTTACCAGACTTTAAATCAGCAACCACCATGCGATTGCCTTCACCTAAAATAACTGCATCACTTGTACCCCAACAGTCATCGCTAATTTCATTCATGTAGAGCTTCTCTTCTATTAAGAGTTTGCCATTAAGTTCTTCGGTTCTTTGCCTGATATAGTTGACGTAAGTTTCAGCTATCATAATTTCTTCTAAACCTATCTCTATGGCAAAACCTTCTAGCTCTACTGTTTTACCTAACCAATAATCAGAAAGAGTAATATTATCTAACCTGTCCTTTAGTAATTGCTCACACATCTCATGGATTGCAGTTCCTCTTGCAGCAGGTAAAGATGACGTATTAGGTGCTTCAGCATTAGGTATCGCTGAACCTGGACATCTAATAACTCTGCTTATACTACTCGGTGCTAACTTCGCGTGTGCCAATGTTGTACTCCTCTCTCATTATTGCAGCCCATAGTTCCGTTGACATAACCGATGCTATGTTGAAATCTTCTATGGGAAATAAATTGTTCTTATGTGCGTAGACATCTGGTATGGCTACTTTCCAATCTGACCTGTCAGCTCTGAACCAAAGACAAGGTAACAGATTAACTTTAAGTGCTTGTTTAACTGATTGATCCCACCAGTTTTTTAGATCCGCTTGTGATACTGCTTTACGTCTTTTAACTTCTATTGCGTAACCAGGACAACCAAGTAAATCATGTCCACCGCCAAACGATTGACTATAATTAACTTCCAATTTGATTCCCAACAGTTGTTCTATTTGCTGTATGCACTCAAGCTCTCCTCTTCGGCCTTTCGACCTTGCATTAACCAATTAACTTGCGACTGGTTCGATAACTGATTTATTTTCTTCCTGCTCTATGACCTGAAGATCATAAAGAACCTTGCCACCCATTTTAGAATAGGTAGGGCCTTTGCCTTGCGCCCGATAATTTGCCAATGTTCTTGGAGACTTTCTCCATCTTTCTGCTAACTCTTCTTGTGTTAGCCAAACTTTATTATTCATAAATTTTACTCATTGTTCACGATTGTGTTATTCTAACCCATGCTTTTTTAATAAAGCAAGTGAACGAGAAAAATATTGTAAATATAATTTAGAAATTTTCTCCATAAAAAGATTCACGAAATTTTATATTTAATATTTAAAGATAATTAAGGAGCAAGAATGTCTATAGATAACGCAACAAAAGAAGAATGGGATGCAGCGGTGAAAGGGGAAAAAGATATGGTTAATAAACCAGCACACTATCAGGGTGCAATAGAATGTATTGACTTAATAAAAGATCGTGTCGGTGCAAATAATTTTCCATCTTATTTAGAAGGCAACATTTGGAAATACTTTTATCGTTACAAAGACAAAGAAGAAAACATCCAAGACTTAGAGAAAGCTGCTTGGTATCTCAACAAATTGATTGAGCATTACAAGGAGCTGTAACATGAAACACGAAGAAATAATGAGATTCGCCCTGGTTGGCTTAATTTGTAGCATTATTGTACTGATAAGCCTTTAGATCGTTTCTAAGACTATCTTTGTTTGGTTAATAGTAAACCTTAGACCAAGCCAACAAAATGTCTCTGTCGGCTTCCTGTGAATCCATTTTTGTCTAAAACCAGTAAAAATTAGCCATTCATAATAATCTTCTGAATATGATCGCCAATCTTCTGTGCGTTCTCAACTGACACTTTTTCATGGATGTGTGCATAGCGTTGAGTCGCTGCAATATCTCTATGGCCCAACAAATTACCAACCATACTTAGGTTCATATCTAAACCAATACCAAAAGATGCGTAGCTATGTCGAAGATCATGCAACCTTAAATCTGGTGCGTTGATTTGTTTTCTGATTCCATCCCAAAACTTTCTCGGACTACCGATCCCAACTATCGTGCCACTTGTTCTTGGTAAAGCATTGATAATGTTCATGGCTTGTTTAGATAAATAGATAACTCTGTCATCACCATATCGCATTGTCTTATGGTTTTTTAATGTGAGTTTATTATCCTGAAGATCTGACCACCTAGCACCAGCTACCTCGCCACACCTAGCACCTGTTAGTATTAACAACCAAATAAATGCAACTGAGTTTGCTAGTTCTGGTATTTGCGATTTAGAGTTTAATATTCTAACCACACCATTCAGCTCTTCTTCAGTTAAGTAGCGTTTGCGTTTAGCCTCTGGGTTCTTTTCTATTCCGTCTATTGGGTGGTCTTTAATCTTGGCATGACGATAAGTTGCTTTTAATACTTCCAGGCATTTGTTAGCTGCTATTGGCGCACGTTGAGTTACCTTGTCATGTAGTGTTTGTATTTCACTATCAGTAATCTCATCTAAATGTTTATGACCAAACTGTTTCTTAATATCCTTTTCATAAATTGAGGTATATTGCTTTGCACTCTTTGATCCTTTGTTGGTTAGTTTTTGCACATAGTTAGTAAACGCCTCATCTAATGTGAGCTTGTTCTTCTTGTCCATTGGATCTATTCCAGTAGCTACTAGGCCTAAATTCTTTTGCGCTAGGTTTCTTGCTACCTTGATAGGTAAGTCCAGAGATCCTAACTTCATGCTCCTACGCTTACCATTGATTCTGTAGTAAACGTAATAACCAGTTGGATATATTTTAAGTGCTTGTATCTGCGTGTCGTTCTTGTATTTCATCTTTTACTCCTCGTTTTAGATGTCTAATGTCGTAATTCTCTGAAGCATTACGCAAGTTAATTATTTTTTTCTCTGTGTCAGAGAAAGTTCCCCAATCCCTTATTTCGGTTTGTGTTCTTCCACACCCTTTACAGCGATCATCACCCCATTGGGTAACTGAACAAATACCGATACAAGGACTGTCTGCCACACTTACGCATCTACCTAGAGTTTTAGATAGATCTGTAAATGTTCCAGTTTCAGTTTTCATTTGTCATACATTTGACAACACCTATGTGTTGTTTGTGTATTTATAGTATGAATAATGAATCAAGTATGACACTTTTGCAAGTGTTTACCTTAATTAATGATGTATAGTGATTTGTAGTGATGTGTATTTATATTGGTGTAAACGAGATGCTCTACCAACTGAGCTAAACACCCAAACGGCTGTTTTAAGCCAAAAACTAGCCTATTGCAACCAATGAATCATCGTCAAATGACGCTACATTTGTCATTTGTCTGTCAGTATTAATCCACACAATGCTGTCCATGGCTTTCTGTAAACTGTCTAACGAGTTAAGATTTTTCATAGTTTGATCTGATATACAAATTGATTGTTTTTTGCAATTAAAAGGTAAGAAGTAAATCGTATTATATGGAACAGAGATAAGTGCAAAAACATCCAACGTGTTCTTACCATACTTTCTGTTTTTGGTATTAGCTCCTCTGCGTAGATCAAATCGCCAAGACACTCCACCCCTCTCAATGTTGTTTCTTGTTTTGACCTGGCATTTAATTAAATGGTTATTCCACTCAAAGATGACATCGGCTTCGGCTGCGTGAGGTAAGACTGTAACTGTATCAGATACTTTGGCTAAAACTGAGGCGGTCAAGAATTCGCCACTACGACCAATCCTTTCCGTTTTTCTGGACATGGTTTATTGATTCAGTAAACCACCGACAGGTTCTATATATTTATTTGATGCTTGTGAAACGCCTTGAGCCAAAGGTTGAATAGTTGATGCTGTTCCAATACCTACTACATTAGGATCAACAATAGTTCTTCCAATGGCTGTTCCTAAGTTTGGTATATATTTTTGTAATATGTTTTTAACAAAACCTTTTTCTGCAACCTCTTTTTTAATTTGTTCTAAGGCTTTTGGATTAGTTTCAGTAAGCATTTGTGCAAGTTTGTTTGATGCTGCAATTTGTGCTTCCTCTGAAAGTTCTGCAAAATCAGATTTAAACAAACCATATATTATTCCAACTGGACTTAAATTTTGAAAATCACCTGGAGCAATAGTATTTTTTATTTGAGATACTGCTTCAGATCTACCCATAGTTGCGCTGTTACCAATAACTTGATTTGAAGTAGATTTAATTTCAACCTCATCACTTAAGTTTCGTATAAATTTATCAAATGTTTTTTGTCCTTGTGGAGTTTCAGGAAAAGTTAATCTTAATAATTTTACGTTTTTTGGTTTTTTAATAATATTAAAAGCCAAATTAGAACCTCTGCCAGAAACAGGATCAAAAACAGATGACTCCATTTGATCAATTATTGTATTCATTACACCATTTCTAAATGCTAATTTTTCAGACTGAGCCATCTTTGCAACTTCTTCAGCTAACTCATCTATGTTTGTACTTGGTTTAAGTATATTTCTTCCCATATCCATAGCATCTAATATTGCAGATTTTTCCGCCCATTGATTTCTAGCAGCTTTGTATGAAGGATTGTTAGAATCTAAATAATCTAAAAATTCATTTTTAATTTGCGTATTAGCTCTAAGCAAAGTTTTACCAACACCGCTTGTTGGTAATTTAGATGTATAGATAGTGTCATCTAAACCAAGTTTCATGTAATGAAGAAACTTAGTATCTATGTCTGTTACTAATTGATTTTTGTCAGTAAGAAGTTTTCCATTAACAATTTTTAAATTTGGTAATTTAATTTTTTGTGCGTTTGCTATTTTGTAAGCCTTGCCCAAAGCCTCTTGCATTACGTCTGTTCTTAATAAAGATGTAAGTTCATCTGTTGCTGGTACTTTTGTTTCAAATGCTTTGTTATACATTTTTGTACCAGATGCTTTTCTCACAGACTCAATCGCTTTGTAAGTGTCAAAGAACGATCCTTGTTCACCAAAAGCATCGGTAAGATCGCTTTTAATTCTATTTAAAGTTCCTGAGTTTCTTTTTGTTAAAAAATCAAACGCTGTTGTTTTGCCTGGCCCAGGCAATACGTTTACTGCATCTAGGTAAGCTCTTGAGTTAGGGCCAATATCAGCTAAAGAATACTGTTTGTCTGATCTATCTAATATGTATTTAATCGCTGAATTTATGTCTGTTTTGTCATATTCTATCGCTTGTTTAACTAACTTAACTGCTTCAGCTTGTCCTTTTTTGGTTGGCGATGTAAATGCTTCTTTTATCGTTTTACCAATTTTTGCTACTGGTTTAGCAAGAACTGTTGTTGCTGCACCTGCTATTCCAGAAAAAGGAGCTGTTACAGCTCCTTGTGTTAGTTTGTCTTGCAATCCCTCTCCAGCACCAGTTCCATAAGCAAAGCCTGATCCTGCTGCTTTTAATGCAGTTGTTCCAACTTTAGCAGTAGATAATGGTGTTGAAGCACCAAAAGTTGCAATGGCTGGTAATACAGCTCCACCCATTTCATATCCGAGAGATTGTATTGGATTTTCTTTTTGATATTTTTCTAAAGCTCTTCTTTCTAGCTCTATACCTTCTTTCATTGTAAGGTTTGGATCTACCGCACCTCTTAAACCACCTAGTATTTCGTCTTGGTATTGAAAAGTTGTACCGCCAAGTGTACTAGCAACTGGCCCTGATAAAATGTTTGCTTTCCAACTATCTTGACTAGATGGATCTCCACCTTTGTAAAGATATGAACCCTCTTTATTGCTAAAGGTATAGACTTTTCCTATTTCGTATTTCATTAAAAAGGACTATCTTCGTTAGTTGATATAACTTTACCACCAGACTGATTCAAAAGTAATTCATCGTAGGCTTGTTGTAAGCTGGTTGATGTATATAGTTCAGGGTTGTCATTCATGTGTTTTTTAAATGCAATGTTTCTTTGCTGAATTGATGCGCTTGGATTATCTAAATAAAATTGATCATCAAAATTAGCTTCATCTATTTTTCTGTTTTGTGAAAGTCTTAAAGCAGTTATCATTATTTCGTTACCAGCTTCAGATTTGCTTAACTCGATTGCACCTGTTTTAACAAAGTCTAAGTCTTTGTCCGTTGGGTTTACACCAAGTTGTTTAACAAGAGGTAAAATAAGTTTAGTTGTTTCTGCTACAAAAACTTCTCTTCCAGCAATTTCTGCAACTTTATAATCTTCACCAAATAAAGTTTGCCCGACTCTTTGTAAGCCAAGACCAAAACCTGCACCAAAACCTGTCCCAACACCTTGTTGTAATAAATTATCAAGCGTATCTAAACTGGTATTAATAACTCTTGCGTCTTTTGCTGCAGCTTGAACATTATTATAATTATCAACAGCAGATTTTTGGAAACCGCTTATGCCTGTATTAATGTTTGTTGTTGCTTTTTTAGAATTTAAAAATTCTTGAAATGATCCTTTATAACCATTCTGTTGAGCGTATTGAAACTCCTGTATTGATGCTGTTGGATTTGTACCCTTAAAAACTGAAGCTGGAACACCAACTTCTAATGCGTTTAACATATCAACCATGCCTGGGTTATTTTTTTTGAACTCTTCTCGTTTCTGTTTTTGTTCTGCCAATGCTTTTCGTTGAGCAATTCTGTCAGCGATAACATTACCAGCACCTACATTGCCTGATTTGTTTGCATTAATCATGCGGAAAGTATCAGCTAAGTTTTGCAGTTTTCTTTGTTCATCCAATCTTTTTCTTTGTTCTTGTTCTACCAAACCATCATCTATTTTCTTTTGATTAATAGCTTGTTGAACTTGAGCTTGATCGATGTTGAACAAACTTGGAGTGCTGTCGTATGTTATAGGCATAGACGCTGTACCCGGAACTTTAGGTTCAAATAAGTTGAATGGGATATTATTTATTATCATTGTTTACCTATGAAAAAAGTCCTTTAACAGCATTATAAGTATCTATTCCGTCTGCAATTTGACCAAATGTTCCTTGTTTATTGGATGTAGATTGTATCTCGTTTGGAGTCATACCAAAGACAGCTCCAGATAATAAACCAAGTTGTTGTGGCCCATAACCTAATGCTCTCATAAACTCGTTGTAACCAGCATCCATTCCTGCCTGTTGCAGACCTTGTTGCTGAGTTCCAATACCAGATAGTAAACCAAGGTTTCTGTATTGATCGCCTAGTAATCCTGATTGTATGCCACTTCTAAAGTTTCTGTCTTGCATGGTTGCGTTAAGAGAGTTGTTATAACCAGACTGTCTAAGATTGCTTGATGTTCTAGCTGCTGCATCGGCAAAGTTTCTGTTGGTTTCAGCTTCTAATAAAGCAGAACGAGATCCACCAAAAGCACCAGCACCGATAGCTCGGTCTTGATCGCTTTGTAATCTAATTTGTCTTGCTCTATCTAAGTCAGCTAAAGACTGGTCAATGACTTGTGTGTTGTAAGGATTTTGAAACGATTGAATATTTAAGGGTTGTGTACCCATGTCAGATAATAACCCTCTTGGGTTATAAGACATTGAATCTTGAAACGAACCTCTGGTTGCATCAAAACCTTGTAATTGGTCAGGATTAAATCCTGCTACTCTTGCACCTGTATAGGGTACAAAAGGCTGTCCTGCTATGCCCTTGGCTCTATTGTATAAGTCATCGTATCTAGCCTGTGTTGCTGGATCAATGGTATTTTGTACTGTTTGTTTATCGCCACCACTTTTTGATGCACCATATAAACTTACTGCTGCTGGTATAATTGTTTCTAAACCCATAATTATAATTCCTTCTTGACCATATATTCTTGTTCAAAGCCAAGATGTTGTAGTTTTCTTAGCCAACCCTTACGACCACCGCCAGTAAGGTACTTGCACTCATGTTCTTTTGCAAATAGCTCTATGCTTTTAAGCATTTCTTCTAGCTCGTTGTAGTCTCCGCCACATAGAAATAAGTTTAAAACTCTATATTTAGGAAATTCACCAAAGCTAGATACATAAAAAGCATCTTTACCAGACCAAATATGAAAAAGTCCTTGTCTGATTTTTTCTTTAATATCACTTAGATTATACCTATCTTGATACTTTAATGCACTAATAATGTGTGGCTCGAGCCTATCAAACTCTACTTCCCAGTCTTCCTTACGCAACTTGGGTGGTAGAGAGGTTTCCGCTATTGTCGACTGTGATTTTATACTTAGTTCCATTTGGACTCACTAAGACGACCTCTGTTTGATCGCCACCATTGGCTTCAATGCGTTCGCCTTTTTTAAAAGCTAAACCATCTCGGTACTCTATTTCTGTTACGAGATAGCTTTGGTATGAAGCATCATAATTTTCACCAGGCTTGGTTAAGGCTCGTCTTGCCATTACCTACGCCCTCTGTTGCGTAAATTAAGTCTTATATTACCAACTTTAAAATCTTGTGTGGTAGTTCCTGTAACTGTCATAGATACTTGTCTACCTGTAAATCTCGCGTCTGTGTAGCCATCACTTTCAAAAGTAAATGATCCAAAGTCTTGTTCAGCTCCTAATGGAGTAAATCGACCTTTAAAACTAATGGTTACACCAGGCAATGTATTGGCCTCTTCATCAGGAATAATCTGATTACATTGCACATAATTATCGCCATTGCCTATTTCTATTGGCCCACTCTTTGCAAACGGAACAGCAGAACCAATGTTTGTTGAGTTACTTAATGTTGTACTTTCGTGTTGATAAACAAATCCTGCTGCATCACAAGCAATCGGATAATCAAACACGCCTTGGTCAATCCAACAACCTCTATCCATAGATCCTATAGACCAAGTATTCTCTGCGTAGTTCCATATAACATATTTACTAGGCGTTGAGAAAGAAGTTGGAAAGAACCACCAAATTTCATTAAAGTTTGAGTTATGTCCACCACATGACACCCTACGGAAGTTATATTGTAAGTTGTCATACACAAAGTCATGGGTTTCGCATGGTATCTCTCTGACATTACCATCGTAAATAAAGAAAGCGTTTTCACCCATCCATGCCAAGAAGTTACCAGCCGAGACAACTGTTCTTGGGCCTGTTACACGACAGTTAGTTCCAGCATCTTGAATACCATAAATAAAAGGTGATCCAGCGTAATAGACTCTAGCAATACCTGTATCGGTAAAGATCACGATGTCTGTTTGCCATTTAATACCACTTAGGATTTTACCGCCTGTTGGTATTTGTAAATCACCAGCAGTATTTGTTGAAGCTGCTGTCCATGTTGTAGTAGTTTCTCTTGATGACCATTGTATCTTTCTTGGATCGCCACCTGCTCCTAATGCGATAACGTGTCGTTCATTACTAACCAATACACCAGCACAATTAATTGGAGCATTAGTTAGAACAATACCTGTTGCATCGGGTGAGCCTGAACCTGCATCTGGTCGCCATTTATAAATCTTGCCATCACTTGCACAACAAAAGAGTAAGTGTTCACCAAAGTTATCAAAAGACCAAGACTGAGAATCAAAGAATAAACCTGATTGACTTCTTGCATCTCCGTAATCTTCTTTGCCATATTGGTATGCACCAAATCCTAGTGCATCTTCTGATGCGTCAGTTACAAAACCTGATGGTGTGATGTCATACCAAGTATCATCAAACAAAACATAAATCTTTTGTCTTGTACCAACCGCTAAAACTCTTTTACCCGCATTTGTTTTATAGGCATACATTCCTGTTGGAGTGCCAGTAAGAGCTGTGTCTTTAAGTTTTTCCCAACCACCGATAGGTTTAAGTGAACCATTTTGAAAACGAATAAGATCGCTGTCTACCCAACGCCCTTTGTTTGAGTAATCAGTTCCGTTGGTTACGATTCCTGGTGGTGGAGTTACGGGTAGTAACGCCATGTTTTACTCCTCTGGTGGAGTTGGCCATTCACCTAATGGTCGAACTGGTGGTTCAGCATCGTTATATTTATACAAAGCTGCGAGTGCATCAACTGTTGATACTGCGTTTATTTTGCTTTGCATATCTGCTGCTGTAGTTCT